GACTGTTAATGACGTTCAGCGTCGTAACCGTATTGCCCAACTTCTTGCTGATTGGGGACTCATTACGATCGTTGATCTGAAAAAAATTCAGGATATTGCACCTCTAAATCAGATTAAAGTTCTTTCTTATAAAGATAAGGGGGAATGGATCCTAGAAACCAAATATAATATTGGTTCTAAAAAGAAGAGGGTTGAGGAAACCGAATGATCTTGTAGGGAGTTCAACACTCCCTTTTTTTGTGCTTGTTGTATAATTATATAAGGATGCCTTTGGGGTCCACAAAACACAAACTCGCTTTTAAAGGAGCTACCATAATGACTAACCTCATGCGATACACTGCGTCTGATCTTCCTACGCTTATGGAAAAGATCACACGAAACAGCATCGGAATGGATGAATACTTTGATCGTCTTTTTAATCTTCATGAAACAACATCTAACTATCCACCCTACAACTTAGTTCAAATTAGTAATGTAGAGTCGCAATTAGAAATTGCTCTTGCTGGATTTAAGAAAGGAGAAGTCTATGTATACACGGAGTATGGAAAACTTTTTGTCGAAGGGCAGAAGGAAGATAGAGAGTCTGAGACCAAATACGTTCATAAGGGATTGGCTCAACGATCTTTCAAAAGAGCGTGGACCTTATCGGATGACACCGAAGTACGGGATGTCACCTTTGAGGATGGATTGTTAAGTATTAAACTCGGTAAAATTGTTCCAGAGCATCATACTAGAAAGGATTATCTATAAATATAAACGACTATCGTCGGCGCTGAGAGGTAACTGGTAAATCCAGTTGACGCCTCTCTTTTTTATTGCTATAATGCTAGCAGAGAGGAAATTAAAATGTCAGTAAAACTAATTTTGCTTACAACTGGAGAAACAGTTATTAGCGATGCAAAGGAAATAAAATATGAAGATAAGTGTGTTGGATATTTGTTAAAAAAACCTCAGGTTGTAACTATATTTAATGAAGTAAATCAAATAATTCTTTCCGAAGAAGAACCAACAGAAGAGACCAAAAATAATATTCAGGAAACTAAATCTGAACTAAAGATATCGATGGGATCTTGGATGCCTCTTTCTAATGATGATGAAATTGTAATTTATCCTAATTCTGTTGTTTCCATAGTTGAACCAGTAGATACTGTCAAATCAATGTATGAGGAAAAAGTAAATGGATGATGTTATTAGGTGTATAATTCTTAAAAATCATCTTAAGATTATATGTGCCATAGAGCAAATTTTTGGGGATCCTGGAGAATCTGATTGTAGACTTATAAATCCATATCTTTATGAGAATGGAGAATTAGTTAGATGGCTTGATGATGTTACAGAGCAAAATGAAATCGAAATATTTTCAAGCAATATTTTAACTCATGTTGAACCAAAAAAAGAAATCATTGAAAAGTATCTTGAACTAACTGCAGAATGAGATTTTATACAAACGTTCAAATGGTCGGGGACAACTTTCTAGTCCGTGGTTATGAAAATGGAAGGCATTTCATGACCCGTGAGAAGTTCAACCCGACTCTTTTTGTCCCTTCTAACAAAAAAACTAAATATCAAACTTTAACTGGGGAACCAGTTGAGGCAATTCAACCTGGATCTGTTCGTGAATGTCGTGATTTTGTCAAGAAGTATGAGAGCGTAGACAACTTTAAAATCTTTGGAAATACTCAATACATCTATCAATACATTTCTGAAATGTATCCTGAGGATGAGGTTAAGTTTGATATTAGTAAAATCAAAGTTACTACTCTGGATATTGAGGTTGCATCCGAGAATGGGTTCCCTGATGTAGAGTCTGCTGCAGAAGAAGTTCTTTTGATTACCATTCAAGATTATTCTTCCAAGCAAATTCGCACCTGGGGAATGGGTCCTTTTCAGAATAAGCAAAAAAATGTGATCTATCGTTCTTTCACAAATGAACGTGATCTGTTGATGGATTTTATTAATTGGTGGATGGTTGAGGAGAATGCTCCTGAGGTTGTGACTGGATGGAACGTTGAACTATATGATATTCCGTATCTTGTTCGCCGCCTGGATCGTGTTCTTGGTGAGAAACTGATGAAGCGTATGTCCCCTTGGGGATTGGTGACTGAGGATGAGATTTATATTTCTGGTCGTAAGCACATTTCTTATGATGTGGGTGGTATTACTCAACTTGATTACCTGAACCTCTATAAGAAATTCACCTATAAGGCACAGGAGTCTTATCGTCTGGATTACATTGCTGAGGTTGAACTGGGACAGAAAAAACTGGATCACTCTGAGTTTGATACCTTCAAGGACTTCTATACAAAGGGTTGGCAGAAGTTTGTAGAATACAACATCGTTGACGTGGAACTTGTGGACCGTTTGGAAGACAAGATGAAACTGATTGAACTCGCAATCACGATGGCATATGACGCCAAAGCGAACTATGCTGATGTATTCTCTCAGGTGAGAATGTGGGATACAATCATTTATAACTATCTAAAGAAGAGGAATATTGTTATTCCTCCTAAAGAACGTTCTGATAAGGATTCCAAGTATGCTGGTGCGTATGTTAAAGAACCTATTCCAGGAAAGTATGACTGGGTTGTGTCTTTTGACCTCAACTCCCTATACCCTCACCTCATTATGCAATACAACATCTCGCCAGAAACTCTTCTGGAAGAGAGGCATCCGTCCGTAAATGTTGATAAGATCCTGAACGAGCAACTCAGTTTTGAACTCTATAAGGACTATGCTGTATGTGCTAACGGTGCGATGTATCGTAAGGATGTGCGTGGATTCCTTCCTGAACTGATGGAAAAGATCTATAATGAACGTGTGATCTTTAAGAAGAAAATGCTTGCTGCGGAGCAGGAATATGAAAAAACGAAAAACAAACAACTTGTTAAAGAGATTGCCAGGTGTAATAACATCCAGATGGCGCGGAAAATTCAACTTAATTCTGCTTATGGTGCTATCGGTAATCAGTATTTCCGTTATTTCAAACTAGCAAACGCCGAAGCAATTACTCTTTCGGGGCAGGTATCAATTCAGTGGATTATGAATGCCGTGAATCGGTATCTGAATAAAGTTCTTAAAAGTGGAGATGTAGATTATGTTATTGCTTCTGATACTGATTCTCTTTACGTTAATATGGGTCCTTTGGTTGAAACTGTATTCAAGGGACGAGAGAAAACTACTCAAAGTATTGTTTCGTTCCTTGATAAGGTCTGTCAGGTGGAATTTGAAAAGTATATTGAAAGTTCTTACCAAAAACTGGCTGACTATGTGAACGCATATGACCAGAAGATGTTTATGAAGCGTGAATGTATTGCTGAACGTGGTATTTGGACTGCGAAGAAACGATACATTCTAAGTGTATGGGATAGTGAGGGTGTTCGTTATGAGGAACCTAAACTGAAGATTAAGGGTATTGAGGCAATCAAGTCTTCTACCCCAGCACCGTGCCGTAAGATGCTGAAGGATTGTTTTAAGATTCTGATGAGTGGAACTGAGGAAGATGTAATTGATTATATTGATAAGTGTCGTGAAGAGTTCAGAAAACTTCCTCCAGAACAGATTGCTTTTCCTAAATCTGCTTCTGATGTTCGTAAGTATCAATCATCTTCCAGCATTTACGGATTTAAAACTCCATTTCATATTCGTGGAGCACTTCTATTCAATCATTACATTAAAGAGAAGAAACTTACAAACAAATATTCTTTGATTGGTAATGGTGAAAAAATTAAATATGTCTATCTCAAAACTCCAAATATCATTCGTGAAAATGTAATTGCATTTATTCAAGAGTTTCCTAGAGAACTTGGTCTTGACAAATACATTGACTATGATCTACAATTTGAAAAGAGTTTTATTGACCCTCTTAAATCTGTTTTGGATTCAATTGGGTGGAATGTAGAAAAAACTGTTAACTTAGATTTATTTTTTTCCTAATGGACTTCCTTAAAGATATTGTAAAAGAAATCGGCGGCGAATATACACAACTTGCTTCTGAAATTGATGAGACTGAGAATTATGTTGACACGGGTTCGTACATTTTTAACGCACTGGTTTCAGGTAGCATTTTTGGTGGTGTATCTGGGAATAAGATTACTGCTATTGCTGGAGAGTCTTCTACTGGAAAGACTTTCTTCTCTCTCGCTGTGGTTAAGAATTTTCTGGATAATAACCCCGATGGTTATTGCCTCTATTTTGATACTGAAGCTGCCATAACTAAATTTCTCTTGGAGTCACGCGGCATCGACACATCTCGTCTTGTCGTGGTTAATGTTGTCACCGTAGAAGAGTTTCGTGGTAAAGCACTTAAGGCAGTTGATATTTACTTAAAAAAACCTTTAGATGAGCGTAAACCTTGTATGTTTGTGCTAGACTCTTTGGGAATGCTTTCAACTGACAAAGAGATTACTGATGCTCTGAACGATAAGCAAGTTCGGGACATGACCAAATCTCAATTGGTTAAAGGTGCTTTCCGTATGCTTACTCTAAAGTTGGGGCAGGCAAACATTCCTATGATCGTAACCAATCACACTTATGATGTTATCGGTGCTTATGTTCCTACTAAGGAGATGGGTGGTGGTAGTGGTCTTAAGTACGCCGCTTCTACTATCATATATCTCAGTAAGAAAAAGGAAAAGGATGGAACAGAAATTATCGGAAATATTATTAAGGCAAAGACTCATAAATCACGTTTAAGTAAGGAAAATCAAGATGTTGAGATTCGTCTTTTTTATGATGAACGCGGTCTTGATCGATATTATGGGTTGCTTGAACTTGGTGAGGAAGCGGGCATGTGGAAGAATGTCGCTGGTCGTTATGAGATCAACGGCAAGAAAATTTATGGAAAAGAAATTCTTCGTAATCCAGAAGAATATTTCACCGAAGAAGTAATGCAGCAACTTGATGCCGCCGCGAAACAAAAATTCTCTTATGGAACGAATTGAGACGACTATTCTCAGAAACTTAGTATTTAATGAAGACTATTCACGCAAGGTCATACCTTTCATTCAACCAGATTATTTTGAGCAAAAGACCGAAAAGGTCATTTTTGAGGAGATTGTCCAGTTTATTGTCAAATATGGTTCGGCAATCACAATTGAAGCACTTGGTATTGAAGTCGAAAACCGAACTGATTTAACAGAAGATCAAATTAAAGAGATCCGAGAAATCAATAAGAGTTTGAATGATGCTCCTGTTGAGAAAACTTGGTTACTTGATACAACTGAGCGTTGGTGTCGTGATCGTGCCATATATCTGGCACTTATGGAGTCCATTCATATCGCTGATGGTAAGGATGAAAAGAAGAACAGGGA